GGCAATAAATTCATACGGAACATCCCCATTACTAATAGTATTCCACTGGCTCCAAAAACTAAACCTTGAATGATTATTATATTCATACCATTCTTTCATACTATAAATTATAGAACCATCACCCATCAATAATCCTCCTGAAAAAGTTGTATATTGGTCGTAGGTTTGTGGTGTAGCTCCACTAACTACACCTGAATTACTCCAAAAATAATTCATATCAATTGTATAAGGCATATTGTTTTTTTTTTACTTTATTTATTTTTAACTATTTAAATAGTTGTCCCCCTTTTTTATAAGAGACATTTGCTTCAACTAATTTATCATACACAGCTGCACCAATACTGGGGGATTTACCAATATTCCATCTGCCGTATTTATTTTGTCCAGAGGTAATACATACACCATTACCATCAACGATGTCGTCAAACAAACGCATATCAACATTATAGTAGGTATAAGTTTGTCCGTTATTAAACCTTATTACCATTTCTTTTAATTCGTCGTTATACGACACCACTTCAACATTAGAAGACCTAACATAGTTTGTATAATTTTTAAAAAAAACAATATCTTTTATTGTATTAAATTTGTAATCATCACTCAACTTGGGGTGATTGATTATTTCCTCTATTTTTTTTATATCTTCCATAATTAACAACCTCCTCTACTACAATCATATCTATCACCGACAAATGTTGGTATATCTCTAAATAAATCTCTACCCCTTCTTTGAAGATATACTCCACTAAAATACGCTTTACTATTTGCAACTAAATTTTCATACGGGTCAGGATTTTGATATTCAGGAAATAAATAACCAAAATCACATAAATAAGCAGCAATCCTTCTTAAATAAAATTCAGCTAAATCTCTAATGGCGGTTCTCATATATTTTATTTCGTCCAATTCCGATGGTTGTGAAAATTCACTACTTTCTTTTGATACGGCTTTATTAGTCGTTTTAAAATTAAGGAACGGATATGCCTCAAAATATACCCATTGCGCTAAACAAGGTTGCACATAATCAGTTAAAAAATCTGTTTCTAAGGTGGTTAAGTTATTAAGCGTAACCCCCGATTTTAATCTGTTATAAAAATTAGTTCCTAAAACTTGTTGGATGTGTGTGTCTTGTGCAGAATAGATAAACGGAACGAGTTTATTATCATCCACATTATCTTCTATAGTTGTGTTTTGTTTCAAATATATTGTTGAAATAAATTTTACTTTTAAATTTGCCATAATGATTAAAGTATTTGTTGTGTATTATCAGGGGTTATTTTTTGTTCGGGTTCTCCTAACATTCGTCTTGCATGTGTGGGGTTTATACCATATATTAATTCTAAAATTGATGCCCCACTATCAATGCTTGTAATACCTTGTGATACGGATGCTTGTATTGCTAAAATACCCTGAACTCCCGCTGCTGACCCCTTCAATTCTGCCTGTGCTTTTAATTGTATTCCTAAATCTTCTTCTTTATCCACATTAACCTCATCATATTTTTTTAATCTTATCTCTTCATTAAAACCAATTTTAGATAAAACATAATTAAATTGTGCTTCCATTTGTTGTTGTCTAATTTCAATATAATATTGTTGAAATTCAACGAGTAATTCTTGTCTTTCTTGTGTTGAACCTAATTTGCCAGGGGTTAGAATAATCAATTGTGGGGGTATTTCATGCCCCATCACTATATTTTTTTCTACCATATCTTGCAACATAATAAAACGCTCATCACTATCGTTTAAAGTAATGGGTGTTATTTCAGGTTTTTCATCTGCTCCGTTTGAGTAGGTGATTATTACCTTACCACTATTTCCTGACCCTTGATAATTTCGTCTAAAATCTCTATAATATTCGTCCATTTCTTCAATACCAGGTATGCCAGTAGCAAAGTTAATTAGAAACGACGGGGCGAACCCAAGTTTTACTTGATTAAGATGGAACCTACTTATTTCGTAATCTAACTCAATCCAATTTATACTTGTAGAATATCCTGGTATGCTATAAACCTCATCTTGTTGTGGGTTAGGTTCAATATAATAATATAGTTGTTTCCCCGTTCTTTCTAATGGGTTAAACTTTTTAATAAATCTTGGTTGATATTCGTCTTTTTTAAATTCCCTCCAATTTTTAGAATACCAATAATGCGGATAATCTATTTCTTTTGTTTCAATACCCTTTCTTATTTTAGCAAATGGCATGTAATGTATTGAAAATGAGCTACCATCCATATTCCATATTACCTCAAAACAAAAACCATTAAAAACTTCAAAATCAACATTACATCTTTGTAATACCTCATCTAAATTATTATCCTCTACATATTGTCTTAATTCAGGGGTTATTATATCTACCAATCCAAACCCTGTAGTTAAACGGGTTTTTTTGTTAATAATAGATTTATGTGCGGTTGAACCATAATGGTTATACAAGTTTAATAAATAGTGGGGGTATAGATTATCATTTCCCCACTGAATGAACCCGTGTGCTTCATTATATTTATATTCGGGAGCTACATACTCTTCACCAAAATTAAAGACCTTAAAAGCCCCCTTTAATGATTTTACTTCTTCGTTCAATATTATTTCTTCGTTTTTATTTTTCATATTAATTTTCAAATGTATATTCTGTTTTAGGGTTATTAAATGTTGTTCCTGATGTTGAACCTGATGTTATTATATTACATAAACCACTTTCAACAACATCGTTGATAGTTAATCCTGTCGTTGATAAAGTATTACCTGTTGTTTGCCATACAAAGTAATCATAAGTTCCCCCGATTAAATTTAAATAACCTATATTAACGGGGAAATAGTTATATCTTGCATTATTATTTGTCGTATCACCTGTTAAAAAAAAATAATTATGGTCGTGGTTTTGATTACTAAATAAATCCATAATATAAGTAGCACCCGACAAGGTGGTTTTTTCAAATAATGTTAAAGGAACTAATGTTTGTGTGTTAGCCGATATTGTAATCATATTTGTTTTTATTATAAATATGGAACTTTAAATTTTGTTTATATGTAAAAAACCCCCACCTGAAAAGATGAGGGTTTATAGGGTTAAACGAATAAAAGGATAAATTTAAAACCCCTATGTAAAAGTTTTACAATTAAGGTGCTACTGGTAATGATGTTCCAATTAACGCTCCGTCAATTAGATAAATACCATTTGCAGATTTAGTGGTGATTTCTAAGGTGGCGCCATTCATATCTCCGAGAGCTACACCTAATGAAAGCATTCCAGCCGTAGCTCTACCCGCACTTTCTACGCCCATCGCATAATATGCGCCAGCATTACTTTTCACTACTGCGAAAATCGGTGCCCTTCCAAGAGCGACAATTAGATTTCTTAAATCACAAGTTAATTCTATGAACTTTAATGATAATACACTCTCATAAAAAACGCTACCATTTTCTCTTGAAAATTGTCCGTTTTGGTTAATTCCTGCATATTCTATATCTTGTTCTATTTCGTATAATGTAATACCAGATGTTACGCCAGTAATAGTATTACATACATCAAATGTGTATGATTGGTCTATATCCCAAGTTCCAATCCATACTTTCTCTACCCCTCCTAATGTTGCGCAACCCAGCACATATCCCTGGTCTATAATACAACTCATATCTTTATGTTTTTTTTTAGTTTATTTTTTTATAAAGGGGACTTTCACCCCTTAAGTTTTTTTAATTATTATAGTTGAAAGAATACAACATAGTCAGGGAATGCAAATTGAACTCCTTGCTTCCATTTAGCTCTAAATCTTACCTCGTCAAAGTCAGCAGAATAAAAAATTCTAAACTCCTCTGCGTCTGATAATAAGTCAGTCCCAAAGTAAAAGTTAGATGCTGATGATAAGAACATTTGGTTTGTTCCATTTAAACCACGAACAGCAACAACTTTAATGTTGGTTCCTGGTATTGGTTGTGAAAAGTCCTCACCTTGATTTTCTGCACCTGTATAGTGGAAAAGGTTAGCGTTTCGTAGAGCTAATGCGTATGTTCTATACACATCATAACCAACAAATAATGTTAAGTCGTCTTGTCCTAAAATGTTAGTAGGGACAACTGAAGAAACATCATCAATTAAAGTAATAATGTTTGCCGCTGTTATTGCAGTTGCTGAAGTAATATTACCATTAACTACTGAACCTGAAAAAGTTGTTGAAGCTAATACCCCAAATCCATCACATAAGTTTAGGTTAGTTTGACCTGTAAGAGAAACATCACCTTTCCAAATCAAATCATCAATAAGAGCGTTGATTTTATCAGCCTTTTCAGATGCAAAGATTTCTTCAAAAGGGATTTGTTCGTTATAACTACCTGGTCTCATCATTTTTTGCGTATAATAATTTTCCAAAGTATCCAGACAAATACTCTCATTCACCTTTAACGGACATACCGCTAATAATTGTTGAGTTAAAATTGTTTCGCCAGCATCGTTAAAACCACAGGCGCCTGCTTGAGCAACCAAGTCAGAGTTTAAGATATTTATCGTTGCACTTGATTTAATATCAGGTTGCACCGAAATGTATCGTAGGGTTCTTCCCCCCAAGATTGCTTTTTTAATCAAAGCCATCTTATTTTCGTCAGTGTAAGTCGTTAGACCTAAAACATTTAAAGACATAATGTAATTTTTTAATTAGTTTATTTTTTTATTTTATTTTTTTTATCTTGCAAAGAATTTTAATTTATCATCTTTACTTGTTTTTGAAAATTTAATTTCGTGATTTGTAGGTGTTTCAGAGGGGGACTTTGAAAATTTATTAAAATCATTTTTCATCGTGTTGTTTTCTTCTTTAATAGATTTCACCTCAACTCTTAATCTTTTAACCTCTTTGATTAAAGAAGATAATGAATTAAATAATTCAGCCATACCTTCTTCTTCTTCTTTTTTAGTATCGGGGGTTTCAATTTCGTTGATAAGTCCATCAGCATCTACATAGATAATTACACCATCTATTAAATTATGTTGTCCTTCAGGTGCGTTAATATATTTACCATCAATTTCAGCTTGAACTCTTGCACC